GGGCTTGCGCTCCGCATCCTGTTGACCGGGAAGGCGCGGGGCAAACAGCGCTGGAACGATGCGCCTCCCGCCCGCGAGTTTCTGGGCGTGACGCAGGCCCAGACGGACGAAATCATCAACAAGGTGGCGCAGGACTGCCTCAACCGTATCGCCCAAAAAGGCAAGCTGTAGGAGAACACATGAGTATCGGAACTGTCGTCATAAACAACCTTAACCTGATGCAAGGGGCATTGCCCGCCGTCGAGCGTTACCTCCTGTTTGTCGGGGCCGGGACGCAGGACGTCGGCAAGCTCCTGACGCTCAACACGGATACGGATCTGGACTCCGTGCTGGGGGATACCGCCGATCTGAGGATTCAGCTTGAGTACGCCCGGAACAACGCCGGGCAGGATTGGAACGCCTGCGCCGTTGTCTACAACCCCGCGTTGGAATCCGGGATCAAGTCATGGGCCGACGCCGTTGACGTGGCTATGGAACTCGCCAGCGTTGAAGGCGTCATCCTGACGGAGCCGCTCAAAGCCGTTTCAGACGTCGAGGCCATGCAAGCCAAGGGCGAGGCCATCATGGGCAAGTACATGCGTCCGCTCTGGTTCGGTGGACGCGCCCCCGCCTTTGACCCTGAGACGCAGAGCTGGGCGGACTATGCCACGGCGATCAAGCCGTTGACCGCTGATGTAGCCGCCGACACCTGCCTCGTGACGCCTTCAATCTGGGGGTACGAGCTGGGCACGCTTGCCGGTCGTTTGTGCAATGCCGCCGTCACCGTGGCGGATTCTCCGATGCGCGTTGCTACCGGGGCGCTCGTCGGGGAGTGGACGGAACGCCCGGTCGACGTCGACGGGCGGCGGCTGGACATGAGCGTCCTTTCCGATCTCGACAAGGCCCGTTTTTCCGTGCCGCAGTGGTATCCGGACTATTCCGGAACATATTGGGCCGATGGAACCGTTCTGGACGTGCCCGGCGGGGACTATCAGGTCATCGAAAACGTACGTGTCATCCAGAAGTGTATGCGGCAGGTCTATCCGTTGGCTGTGGCCCGCATCGCCAACCGGCAATTCAACAGCACGCCCGCCAGCATCGCGCAGAACAAAACCTACTTTATGCGCCCCCTGCGGGAAATGTCCCGTGCCACGACCATCTTGGGGCAGACGTTCCCCGGCGAAATCTATCCGCCGGAGGATGGGGACATTGAAATCTCATGGACGAGCAAGAGTGCGGTCGAACTGTACATGGCGGCGCGTCCGTACAACTGCCCGAAAAAGATAACCTGCAACCTCATGCTTGATCTGACGAATTACGCATAGCGGGGGCATCATGCAAAGACTGAGCGGAAAGAACTTTGACGTCTATCTGGGCGACATGCTCGTACACGTCGAATCGGCGTCTCTGGACATTGAAGACAGTTCGGAAGTCGCCAAGACCAACGGTATCCCCAACGGCTGGACGGACGGGGAAGTCGGGGCAAGCGGCGAAATCGAGGTCGACGCCGCGAACCTGAAACTTGTTACCGAGGCCGCGAGAAACGCCGGTTCGTTCCGTGGCCTGCCTGAGTTCGACATCCTGTTTTACGGCAGCACGGGAGACGGGGAAGAATCGAAGATCGAGGCGTTCGGCTGCAAGCTGAAAGTCTCGAAACTGGCGGACCTCGACCCCAAGGGCGGGGAAAAGGTCAAGTTCACCATCCCTTATGTGGTCACATCGCCGGATTTTGTCCGTATCAACGGCGTTCCGTATCTCACTTCCGAAGAAACCGAGGGGCTGTAATGGAAAAGGATTTTGACCCGATCGCCAGCGTGTTTGATAGCGCGGCGGCACTGTCCGAACTAGCGGACGGCCTCGAAAGCGATCGGCAGGGGTCCGCCGTCATGCTTCGCCTGATTGCTTCTCAGCTCCGGCGGGCGGCTGAACGCATCGAACATGAGGAATCCTCGAAACGCCCTCGCGTTGGAGTCCGGGCGCTGAGGGAAGCCGATCCCGCCAAATACTGGGACAATGTGGAGGTGAACGGCAATGGCTGACTTTTCACAGGCGCACGCGCCGGTCGCCGTCTGGGAGGGCGGCTACGCCAACCATCCGAACGATCGCGGCGGGGAAACCTTATGCGGCATCGCCCGCAGGTGCCATCCCGGTCTGGTGCTGTGGAAGCTGGTTGACGCCGAAAAGGATCACCCCAGTTTCCGGCAGGGCAGCGCGGCCTTTACCCGGCACCTGCGCCAGATTCCCGGACTTCTTGAGCAGGTGACGGCATTCTATCGGAACCTGTTCAACTCGCTGGGGCTTGCTTCTGACGACATCCCGCAGGACTTGGCAAACGAAATGTACGAGCAGGTCGTCAATCTGGGGCAAGGCGGGCACACCCGCTACCTGCAGCGTATCTGCAATGCCTTTAACTACGACAAAAAGGCGAAGGCCGCGCTTTTTCCTGACCTGCAAGAAGACGGGGCACTCGGCAACCGTACCCGTGCAGCCCTCCGCGTGCTCATTGAGAAGCGCACGACGCAGGCCGTACTTGTTCATGCCCTGAATGCGGCTCAGGCCATGCACTACGTCAGCCTTGCGGCCCGCGACGAAACGCAGC